GAGGATTTACCAGATGAATAAAGATAAAGTTTATTTAAAAGGCTATGTGATAGGGCGTGCTGTAGATACATTAGGTTATCAAGGACTAATGGTTCAGCTTGAAAATTTGGATGTGGTAGAAATTGATAAAAACCTTGTGCATAGAGACATTAACAAACCGCAGAAAGCCCAAGTGCCACAATTTGTGGCGGACTGGTACGAAGCTAACAAAGATGATTTTGAAACCAAGCTATTTAGAGCAATTGATCTAATCCCTAGCGACTACGAAGAAGGTGATTTGAGCGAATTTGAAGAATGGTTGGTAGATGAACACACAGCACCTTTCCAAACGCTTGTTAATATGCACCAATTCGGTTACGAGGTCGAGAAAGAGAAGCGGTATACAGTGAAGATGAAAAATTTGAGAGCTCTGTTTTGTTATTTGGCATATATTCCAGATGAAGGTTATTGGAGTCTTATGGCTAGTGGGGGGAAAAGCATTGTTATAAAACACACCCGCAAGCAGCTCGAAGAAGCCGGATTCGGCTGGGTGTTCGATTGCGAAGGTATGGAAGTTGAAGAGGTGGAATAATGAGCGATAATGTATTTATAAACGAGTTCACAAGATACGGCTGGATTGAAGAATGTATAGACATTGACGAAGTAGCTTATGTGGATTTTAAAAAAAGCCAGATATGTCTTAAAGCGCATGACGCACGGATTCCACGTATGATTCAAACTACTTCAGTAGACTTGCGTAACGTCGAAAAGGCTTTGTTAAGAAATCGGAGGTAACAGAATGACAGTAGAACAATTTCTTCAATCTTTATCATACCTTATGTGGACTTCGTATTGGTCAGTAATTTTTTATAAATTCTTTAAAAAAGATAAAGATTGAGAGGTAGAAAGATGAGACCAAACAGATATCCATATACAAAGAACCAATGGGAAGAAGAAACAACACTAGTATTTCTTGGTGATGATCGTCTTGAATTGAAAGTTAAAAGAAATCGAGTTACAGGGGAAGCAAAGCAATGACCTTACAAAACTTTATATTTTTACTATTCGCACTGGTCTGGCTATCTGGTCTGATCTGGGCCAGTGTGATAGCTTTTAAAAATAGAAAGGGAAAGCGATGAAAGATGAATTAGAGTATCTTATAGGTCGAAATATTATTCATGCTCTGACTGAAATTATCTTTGAGGGAGCAAAGAAAGTAGAAATTCCTTTGAAATTTAAAAACGGGGATAAATACAAAATAACGGTAGAAAGGACGAGAAAATGACAAATAATGACAAGCTGATACGTGCGAATTTTGCGTTTATCCTTTTTGTCCTAATCGCTGTATGCGTCAACCTTAACTCACGGGTCCGGGTGCTTGAAACGAGCAACAGCGAGTTACAGCGGACGATCCAAACACAAAGGGACGAACTCGAGAAAATCGAAGAAAAAAACGTGATGCAGGACACTATTTTGAATAAACTGAATAGTGAGTATCAGATGCGAGAGCAACAACGTGCGGAAGAATTGAAAGAGGTGGCAGATTTGAATGGAGTGGGTGGATGAGCATAGCAAGTAGATTGAATAGATTAAAATATATTGATCTGAAGATTAAATCCAAACAACAGGAAATAGTCGCAATTAGATCATCAGTATTGAAAGCGCAAGTTTACTCTGATGAACCAAAAGGAGGCAATATAGGGAATAGCACGGAAGACAAGGCTGTTAAAATCATCGACAAAACAGATGACATCAAGCACGAAATCAACTTGCTAATGAATGAGAAATTAGAAATGGCTCAATTGATAGATAGCCTTGAAGATCCACTAGAAAGCATTGTACTTAGGCTATTCTTCATTAACGGTTATAGCTGGAATGAGGTCATACGTGAGTTGCATTATTCACGAGGTACAATCCAAAAAGCGAGAAAGTCGGGAATTAAAAATTTAAGCCAAAAAAGTGTACGGATTGAACAATATTGAACTTTTAAAGTGGTATTATGGTAGTACGGACAAGGAGAGCAAGACATCTACCCCAAGCGGTTTGAGCGTTTTTTTCAAAGTTTTATCTCCAAAAAATAGTTTTGATGATTTTTCACGTTACATGCTCCTTGTCTTTCTTTATTGATACCAACAGTATCGGATTTAACCGATCTTTTTTATTTTTTTACGAAAGAGGTGATGGAAAATCAATAAATTATCACTAAAACAGCAGAGGTTTGCAGATGAGTACATCATCAGCGGAAACGCCACGAATGCAGCCGTTAAGGCAGGATATAGTTCTAAATATGCTAATACGAACGCATCTAAGCTACTACAAAACACTACAATCAAATCTTATATTGACGAGAGGCTGGCTCAGCTTGCGTCTGATAAGGTCGCAACGCAGGAAGAAGTACTCACTTATCTGACTTCGGTAATGCGAGGGGAAACTCAAGAACAAACTCTATGTAGCATTGGCGAACTCGGACAGGAAGTTATTGACATTGATGTTGGGGCAAAAGATAGAATTAAGGCTGCTGAACTCCTCGGTAAACGATTCAGAATGTGGACTGAGAAAGTAGAAACTGACATCACACAGGCGGTTGTGATTGATGTGGGTGAATGGGATGACGATCAAACTTAATATCAACCCATCGAAAGTGTTCAACAGGCACATCTATGACCATCTGTTTGACTATGACACATTTACAGAGGTGCATTATGGCGGGGCTTCCTCTGGTAAAAGCCACGGAGTCTTTCAAAAGATTGTCATTAAGGCCCTGAAAGACTGGAAGAAGCCAAGAAAGATCCTTGTACTTCGAAAAGTCGGTGCTACTGTTCGCGATTCGGTCTTTGCAGATGTACAAGCGACATTGTCATACTTCGGCATTTTGAACATGTGCAAAATCAACATGTCTGCGTTTCGTATAGAGCTGCCAAATGGTGCAGAGTTCATCTTTAAAGGGATGGATAACCCAGAGAAGATAAAATCCATCAAGGGCATCTCAGATGTTGTCATGGAAGAAGCGTCTGAGTTCACTCTTGACGACTATACACAGCTCACACTTCGTCTACGGGACAAAGCACACAAGCAAAAGCAAATATACTTAATGTTTAACCCAGTTTCCAAAGCGAACTGGGTTTATAATGCTTTTTTTGTCAAAAAACCAAAAAATACAGTCGTTTATCAGACAACATATAAAGATAATCGCTTTTTGGACGCATTGACACGGGAAAATATCGAAGAATTGGCGAATCGCAACGAAGCGTATTACAAAATTTACGCTTTGGGAGAGTTTGCGACTCTTGACAAGCTGGTTTTCCCAAAATATACAAAAGCTTTGCTAAACAAGGACGATTTAAGACAAATCACATCCTATTTTGGCCTTGACTATGGGTTTATAAACGACCCGAGCGCATTTATGCATGTAAAAATCGATGATGATCACAAAAAGTTGTATGTTGTCGAGGAATATGTAAAAAAAGGACTGACAAATGACAAGATCGCAGAGAGTATTACCGCCCTTGGGTATGCAAAAGAGCAAATTCGAGCCGATTCGGCTGAAAAGAAATCGAACCAAGAGCTTCGCAACCTTGGTATCGGTCGAGTTATCGATGTCAAGAAGGGTGCTGGTTCGGTCATGCAAGGAATCCAGTATCTTCTACAGTATGAGTGGATTGTAGATGAAAGATGTGTGAAGACTATCGAAGAGTTAGAAAATTACACATGGAAGAAAGACAAGGCCACGAATGAATATATCAACGAGCCTGTAGATAGCTACAACCACTGTCTGGATGCGATAAGATATGCAATCCAAGACAAGATTACTAAATCAAAAATTAAAACATTCAAAGGGGGCTTTTAAGTGACTAAAGTCAGAATAAACAACAAGCGACTGCTGACTGTACCGGTAGACACGGAAGTGACTGCACAGATCGTAACAGAAGCAATCCGCTTGCATTTGAGCAAACTCGTACCAATCTATCGAGAAAACGAAAACTTGTATTTATCAGATCACAAGATCCTGCATAACAGAGCTAAAGATGTATGGAAGCCTGACAATCGTCTAGTTGTCAACTACGCAAAATACATCGTAGACATGTTCAACGGGTATTTCATCGGTATTCCTGCCACTGTATCGCATGACGATCAAGTGATTAGTGATTATGTTAATGACTTCCGAAAATTTAACGACATGGAAGACAGCGAGAGCGAACTATCCAAGTTGGTCGATATCTTTGGCCATGCATTTTGGTATGTGTACCAAGACGAAGACGCAAACACACGGGTGACATACAACAGCCCGATGAATATGCTGATTGTGCATGATAACTCTGTTGCAGAGCGTCCTAAATTTGCTGTACGGTACATGGTCGATGAAGAGACAGGCGCTGGCACTGGTGAGGTTGTTACTGATAAAGAAACGATCTACTTCACGCTCGATAACGCTGGTGATGTGCATTTTGGCGAACGAACAAACCACATTTATTCACATCTTCCAATTATTGAGGTGATTGAGAATGAAGAGCGTAGAGGGATCTTTGAGAGTGTTAAGACATTGCTTGATGCACTCAATAAAGCGGTCAGTGAGAAAGCAAATGATGTTGATTATTTCGCAGATGCTTACTTAAAGATCATCGGCATGGAGCTAGATGATGAAGTAAGCTCTAGCATCCGTGATAATCGTGTATTTAATCTGTGGGGCGAAAGTGGCAGTCAGTTAGATGTTGACTTCTTGCAGAAGCCAAACGCAGATCAGACACAAGAAAACCTCATTGTGCTATTGCGTGATGCAATCTTCAACATTTCGATGGTTGCCAATCTGTCAGACAAAGACTTTGGTAATAGCTCTGGTACAGCTCTTGCATACAAGTTACAAGCTATGGACAATCTCGCCAAATCAAAAGACCGCAAGATGCAATCTGGATTTAATCGCTTGTATGAGGTTGTTCTGTCTGTACCAACTACGCAAGTACCAGCAGATGCATGGTCTGAACTCAACTACAAGTTTACTCGTAACGTGCCTAAGAACACGCTTGAAGAAGCACAGATCGTAAGTCAATTAAATGGCCAAGTTTCAGACGAAACTAAACTATCTGTCTTGTCTATCGTGCAAGATCCGAAAGAAGAGCTTGAACGCATGGAAGAAGAAAGCAAGAAAGACAGTGAACTGTATCAGCAAATGGCTCTAAATGAGCGCATGAGCGATCTTGCGATCAACAAGGATGCAGAAGAAGGCAACGAAGAAAAGGACGGTGTAGAGGATGACAGAGACCGTCAGACAGAATAGTTACTGGCGCAACCGTGTTGAACTAGAGCAGAAAGCAGCAATCAAACGTGATGAAGATTATGCAACTGAACTAAAAAAGATGCATGATTACTACTTCAACGAGATCGATAAGGAAATCAGAACCTTTATCAATCGCTATGCTGAAAAGAACGGGAATATCCCTTATTCTGAGGTTGTAGCACGACTTGATGCGATGGATGTTGCTGCATTTGCTGAGAAGGCAAAACGATACGTTGAAGAGAAAGACTTTGGTGCGATAGCTAACAGAGAATTGGCTATCTACAACCTCAAAATGCGAGTATCAAGACTCGAAGCATTGCAGCAAGAGCTAGACTTGCAGATGATTGCTCTTGCAAACGAAGAAGAAAAGAAGACAGGCGACTTTTTAAAAGGCGAATACTTGCAAGGGCTAAAAAGTCAAGCTGGTATTTTGGGAGTGTCAGAAGGAGCTACAGTCTCTACTGCGATGAAACAGGCTATAGATCGCAACTTCAACGGTGCAACTTGGTCTAGTCGTATCTGGGATCGTCAAAATGCTCTGCGTGATATCGTTAAGAAAGCAACCGCAGACTTGCTGATCCTTGGAAAGAATCCGACACAGATTATTTCAAAGTTACGCAAAGAATTCGGTGTATCTGCGCATCAAGCAAAACGCTTGGCAGTCACAGAAGGCTCACGGGTAGCGATGGCAGCGCAAAAAGATAGTCTGGAATCGCAAGGTTATGACGAATATGAGTACATAGCAGAACCAAGCGCTTGCAAGATATGCGCTCCGCTTGATGGTAAGATCTTTAAAGTCGAAAATATGGAATCTGGTCGCAACTGCGCTCCGATGCACCCTTTCTGTCGGTGCAGTGTCGCTGCTCATTATTCAAAAGTCGTTAAACCAGTTGAAAAAGATATTGAAAAGCCTAAAGAAATTGAAGAGGCTCCGTCTATTGGTACAGCTTTCTCTTATGGTTTAGATTTAGCACACAAAACATTACAAAATTTTGTTGACAATGCTAAAAAGTGGTATAATAGTCATATAGAAAGCCAGCTATCTGCCGATGATATTAATGCATCAAGTGAAGCTTTAAAAAAAGTAATAGACAACAGTGCTTATTCTATGCGTTTTAGGTCTGCGAACATAGACAAACTGATAGAGTCCGGAAGGTTTATGAATCAGTTTGAAACTGGAACGAGTGGCGGGACTCTCAATGCAAAATACAGAAGACAAGCCACAAATCAATTATTTGGTTTGTCCGGCAAACGCTTGAAGAAGCCTGAGTTTGAAAAGTATGGCTACTTTGGGAACAAGGACGCTTACAAAGATTTTGCCTACAACTTAACAAGCTATAACGGTGTTTTTCAATACGGTGATGTTATCATCCATTTTAAAAAAGATAAAGTGGCAAACAAGACAACATTCACAGTAAATAACAGTCTTGGCCCTGCAGTTTCTAAAAAGCTTGTTGCAGATAATCCAAACAGACCAAATTTGGTTGGTATCGACAATAGGGTGTTGAAAGAAAAGGTAGATTTGCTTAAAACTGGCAAAATCGAAACACCAGAAGAAGCGAGCAAGGCTCTTGGTGTGCGTTATCTCGAAGTACAATATCATGGTGACGTTAATTTATCAGATGTTTCAAGTATGTACTTTACGAACACACCAAGCGAGAAGCAAATCCAATCATTGAAGGAATTTGGTATTAACCTGTATGTGAAAGAAGGTGATCAATTTGTTCAAATTGAATAAAATCATCGGTGTCGATGAATCGAAAAATAATATATTGGTCACTCTCGAAGATGGCCGTTGCGCTCTAGTCGATAAAGAGAGAAAAGGCTTTGTTGTTGAAATCCTTTTAGATTCTTTTTATAAGTGGATGCCTTTTCCAAATGAACCAACTGCAGAAGATCAAGCAGAAGCTATTGAGATCTTAACAAACCCAAAAGGATTTGGATTTGGCCCTTTGGCAGAAGAATATCTCACAGATGAAACGCTAAAGCACGAATTTGATGCCATGAAGAAGGATGCAGGTTACGCATATTAAATATATAAAAAGTCGTAGATTTACGGCTTTTTTGTTTGTAAAAAAGTCAAGTGAGGTGATGCAATGAATATCTGGAATATCGTATCAGTCACTGCGGGGGTTGTTTGTTTATTTCTTATACTCTTGTTTGGGTATGCGATGACAATCGGGCTGCTGTCAGGGATTGATGAAGTTAAACGCAAAAACAGAGATTGAGAGGTGATCCAGCATCTTGACAAGCAGGAACAGTCTGCTATTTTATCGCATAATCTAACCAGTCGAAAGGCTGGTTTTTATTTTGTCCAAGCATTGATGACGCTAAAAGCTATGGAATACAAGATAGTCGGGGACGACTTTAAAAATAGGAGGTTCGCATGAACAAAGAAACAGAAGTAGTCGAAACGGTTGAAGATGTTGAAAAGGTAACGGCCGAACCAGAAGAACATCAAGAAGAACCGAAAGACGAAAAGAAGTACACGGACGCAGATGTTGACAAGATCATCAACAAGAAATTTGCCAAGTGGAAAGAAGAAGCTGAAAAAGCTGAGAAAGAAGCTGAGAAGTTGCGCAAGATGAACGCTGAACAAAAGGCAGAGTACGAAGCCCAAAAACAAGCTGAACGCATTGCCGAATTGGAAGCACAACTCAATCGCAACGGACTCGAAAAAGAGGCTTCTAAAATGCTATTTGAAGCTGGAATTACAGCCGATGAAACGGTGCTTGACTTCGTTGTACGCAACAACGCAGAAGATACACAACAGTCAGTACAGTCACTCATTGGTCTTGTAAATACTCTTGCAGAAGCAAAAGTACAAACTATGCTAGTTGGTAAAACACCAACCAAGCAAGAAGAAACTGGTCAAGGGATCACCAAGGAACAATTCCGCAAGATGGGTTATCAAAGCCGTAATGAACTGTTCCAAACGAACCCAGAACTATATAACCAACTGAAAGGATAATTAATTTATGCCACAAGGAATTACTCAGAAAGCTACTATGGTAGTGCCAGAAGTCATGGCTGACATGGTATCAGCTAAATTGCCTAAACTAATCAAATTCACACCACTCGCTTACGTTGACAACACACTTGTTGGACAACCCGGTGACAAGATCACTGTACCAAAATGGGAATACGCTGGAGATGCAGCAGAAGTTGCAGAAGGTGTAGCCATCACTTTGGACCAATTGACTACTAAAAAGTCTGAAATGACAATCAAAAAGGCTGCGAAAGGTTACGAAATCACAGACGAAGCCCTTCTTTCTGGCCTTGGCGATCCAATCGGACAAGCAGTATACCAAGCATCACTTGCCCTTGCTAACAAGATTGATAACGACCTTGTAGAATCTGCAAAAGGCGCAGTCCAAAAAGTAGCCGAAACAGCAACTACTGTTGACAACTTGCAAAAAGCACTCGACATCTTCGAAGACGAAGACGATGCTTCTTACGTTGCATTGCTTAACCCTGCAGACGCTGCTGCTCTTCGTAAAGATGCTGCTCAAAACTGGACTAAAGGGTCAGAGCTTGGTGCTGAAACAATCGTGAATGGAACATTTGGTGAAGTTCTTGGTGTTCAGATCGTTCGTACAAACAAAGTAGAAAAAGGTAAAGGCTTCCTCGTAAAAGTCTCTGCTGATGCTACTGATACAGACGATGTCAACAAATACGGTGCATTTGTCATTGCATTAAAACGTGATGTAATGGTTGAAACCGACCGCGACATCTTGAAGAAAGCAACTGTCATCACTGCAGACAAACACTATGGAACATATCTCTATGATCCATCACGAGTTGTCAAATTCGGTGAATAATTTCAAAAGGGGGTGACAACGTGAGC